GCAATGGTTTGCGCCTGGGGACCGGGGGAGGAATGTTGGGTCATCTATTATGGCACCGTTTACGGCGACCCTGCCGTTGATGACACCTGGAACTCCATAGACGACCTGTTGACGCGTGGTTATCCGCATCCATCGGGCATCGACCTTCGCATCGCAACCCTTGCGGTGGACACGCAGGGCCATCGAACCCAGGCCGTCTATTCCTGGGCGCGGGCCCGCGCACCACGCGTGATCGCGATCCAGGGGGCGTCAAAGGCAAACCAACCCATCATCGGCCGGCCGACATTGCAAGACGTCAACTGGCGCGGCGACCGGGTCAAGGCGGGCGTGAAGCTTTGGCCGGTGGGCACGGACAACGCCAAGGCGACTCTATACGCCAATCTGACCAAGTCGACCGGGCCGGGGTGTCTGCATTTCTATCACAGCTTGCCGGAATCGTTTTACAAGGAACTCACGGCCGAAAAGCTAATCGACGAAATTGGGCGCGGAGGCCAGATCAAGCAGGTTTGGAAAAAGATTCGCGAACGCAACGAGGCTATCGACTGTTGGGTCTACGCTTACGCGGCAGCATACCGCGCCGGGTTGGCGACGCTGGACTTTGACCGCTTGCGCAAGCGTCTATTGGGCGGAGAACAGGCCGGCGACCCGAAACCGTCGCATCCGCAGGCAGCCAGCAAGCGGCAGCAATCGCAAAGACCATCAACGCGGGGGTTCAGTAGGCCATCATGGTTAAACCGTTGATTGACTCCAAAGCATTGAACGCGATGCCGGCGCGCGGCTTGCTGCAAGGCGCCAAGGCCATCATGGACGCCTACGAACTTAACGACGACCAGTTCAACCGATTTGTCATGTTGGGGTTGCCGTTGCGCAAGGTGCAAGGCCGGATCGTCGCCCACGTCGCCAACATCGACGCGTTTTTCGTATCTCTGACTAATCCGAGGCTGTCACCAAAAGTGCCCAAGGAAATATGGATCAAGGACGGCAAGGCAGACCTTGAAATTTCCGATTTTTAAAACAGTGTCAACCCCCAATATTACCCCCCTGCGAACCCCAATATTACCCCCCTGCGACCCCCAAATTAAACTAACGGTTTAATTGCCGGTGTTATCCTGTGGCTAATTATTCCCATCGCTGCGGGGACACATGGCGATCAAGACCACGACGGAGCAACTGGAAGCGGTGCAAACGGCCATCGAAAAGGTCGAGGCCGGCCAGTCCGTGTCATGGGGCGGCAAGTCATTGACGCGGGCCGACCTGGGGACCCTGTACCGGCGCGAGGATCAACTGTTGCGGCGCTACCGGCGTGAACGCGGCACCGGGGGGCCGGCGCTGCTGCGCATGACCCCGGCGCGGAAATACTAACCATGAGCTATCACCCGGCAAAAAGCGAGATTTACCGGCGGGCGGTCGAACAACTGGCGCAAAGCCTGGGCAGACGCCCGACGCTTTACGATGGCGGCGGCCGGCCGGTGGCCTGGGACGGGTTTGCTTACCGCAAAACCGGCGCGCGGCATACCGGGTCAATGAAGAACTGGCGCCCGACACAGATCGACGGCGGCACGGCGGCGGTCGAACGCGAAACCATCGTCAACCGGGTCGCCGATTTGGTGGGTTCCGATCCGCACGGGTCGGGCGTGGTCGATACCTTCGCGACGACCGTGGTCGGGCCGGGGCTGACGCCGTTCCCGGCGCTGGACCGCCGGGCCCTGGGGTTGGCCCGCGACCAGGCGCGTGACATCACCAACGCGCAGCGGGCCGCATTCGCGACCTGGGCGCCGTGGGCGGATGCCAACGAACGCATGGACTTCGCCGGCATCCAGACCCTTTGGGAACGAAACCTGATCCAGCACGGCGAATCCTTCACGCTGGCGCGCATGATCGACGACCCGGCGCGCCCCTTTTTTCTGGCGCTGCATGTCGTACACCCGCTGCGGGTCAAGACCCCGGTTGACCGACGCAGCGACCCCAACATTCGCGACGGCATCGAATTGAGCGGCGGCCGACCAATTGCCGTGTGGATCAAAAAGCCGGAACCGGGCACCGGTCGTCGCCGGCCGGATACGTCCTCGAACTTTCATCGCGTTGTTGTGCGCAGCGGCCACCGTTGGCGCGTGCTGCATGATTTCGTTGTCAAGGACGCGGGGCAGGTGCGGGGGGAATCGTTCTTTCAGCCGGCGTTAAAGTTCTTCCGCGATTTGAACGACTACCTTGACGCCGAACTTGTATCGAACATCGTCACAGCGGCCTTTTCGCTGTTCATCGAAACCAAGGACGGCGACCCCACCGACTTGGTTGAAAGCCTTGCCTTCAGCACGACCACCGAAACATCCGCCGACGGCACACAGAAAAAACGCTACCACGAAGAATTTACGCCCGGCGCCATCCTATACGGCAATGAGGGCGAAAAACCGCACGCGATCAAGGGCGACCGGCCGGGGGCGACGTTTGTGCCGTTCACGCGGTTGATTTTGAAAGCGCTGGCGACGGCCGTCGGCGTGCCATATCCGGTGCTGTTTCGCGACGTCGACGGCGTCAGCTATGCGGGGTTCCGGTCGGCCATGCTCGAAGCCTGGCGGGTTTTCAACTATCACCGGCAACGCTTGGCGCGCGGCAACTGCCAACGCGTCTACACGATGCTGATGGAAGAAGCCTACCTCCGGGGCTACTGGTGGGCGCCGGACTTTTACGGTCGCCGGGACCTGCTGACCAAGGCGGATTGGCGTGGCTACCCCAAGGGCGACATCGAGCCGGCCAAGTTGGCGAAGGCCGATAGCGAAGAGATCGCCCAAAAACTCAAATCGCGGCAACAGGCGTCGGCCGAACGAGGCCGGGACTTCTTTCAAACATTGGACGAGATCGACGAAGAAAACGACGCCTTGGCCGAACGGGGGTTGGTCGAACAGGACCCGGCACATGAAAACGACGGCGCCCAAGCGGCAGCGCTGGCCGATACGGTGGCCGATGCCGTGGCCGACGAACTGGAAGCACGCAGGGGGATTCAATGAACTTGGAAGACTTCGCCAAGGGCGCGACCTGGGCCATCATACCCGACCGCTTTGACGACATCGCGCGGCAACTGGCCGGAATGCACGGCGGGGCAAACCTGATCGAACAGGCGGCCAGCTTCGCGCAGCGGCAGCCGGCGCAACGCGACTACGGTCTGCAAAACGGGGTTGCCGTCATACCGGTGCGCGGCACGATTACCAAAAACGCCGGTTTTCTTTCTTATCTCTTCGGCGGCCGGTCGCTGGCGGGTTTACAGAAGATGATCGGCGACGCCCTGGACGATTACGACGTCGAGGCCATCGTGCTTGACTTCGATTCGCCCGGCGGCACAGTGGCCGGCATCAGCGAGGCGGCCGACTACATCGCGCGGGCCAACCGCCAAAAGCCCGTGGTGGCGTCCGGTTCGATGATCGCGTCGGCCGCCTATTGGCTGGCAGCGGCTGCCGCGCGGGTTGTCGTGGACGCCGGGGCCGTGGTCGGCAGCATCGGCATTTTGACCGTTCACGCCGACTTTTCAAAAATGGATGAACGCTTCGGCGTGAAGTACACCTACCTGACGGCCGGCAAATACAAGGCCATTGCCAACGACAGCGAACCGTTATCCGACGAAGCGCGGGCCTACCTGCAACAGCGCCTTGATTATTATTACGGACTTTTCGTCGACAGCGTCGCGAACCATCGCGGCATGGACAGCGACGCGGTTTTGAAGGCGGCCGACGGCCGCATCTGGATCGGCGCGCAAGCGGTGGACGCCGGTCTTGCCGACCAGGTCGGCGGGCTGGCAGACGCCGTCAAGCTGGCGTCGCAACTGGCCGACGGTCGGTCAACCAATCATGGCGGCGCGACAGCAATCGCGTCGCAAGGCAAGGGGGAAAGAACCATGAAGATCGAATCGGTGGAAGACCTGCGGGCCGCATTTCCGGCGTTGGTGGAAAAGATCGAGGCGACGGCGCGCAACACGGCGGAAACCACGACCAAGGATCAGGTTGAGGCGGCCGAAAAGCGCATCCTTGACTTGGCGGCAGCGCATTTCGGCGACGACGCGGGCAAGGCTTTTCGCGCCGTGGTCGAACAGGGCATCACGGCCGAGCAGTACACGGCGATTTCCGGGCTTGTCGGTGGCAAGTCGGAAGCCAAGCAGCCCGACGCGTCGGCCGCCCTGGACGCGCTGAAGAAGACCGGCGCCAAAGACGTGGGCGACGACACGGTCGACACGGGCGACAAGGGTTTTGACCAATTGGTCGCCGAACACATGGCCGCCAACAAAACCAGCAAGTCGAAGGCCATGCAGGCGGTCCGAAAGGATCACCCGGACGCCTACGGCAAGTGGATCGCCGACCAGCAGAAACGCTAACCGGCGGAACCTGACGATATTCGCAGTTCATACCAAAAAAGGGGGAAAGCATCATGTGGACCGAATTTCCGACCTTCAAAGCGGGCGAAGACCTTGCGGCCAACCGGCGCGTCAAGATCGAGTCCGGCACGACCACGACCCCGCCCGAAGTGGTCTATGCCGATGCGGGCGAAGACTACATCGGCGTCACCAAGTACGCCGTCCTTGACGGCGAATTGGTGGCCTGCTGGCCGAACAACTACCCCGGCGTGATCCCCATCGAATGCGTCGTCGACAGTGCCATCACCTACGGCACGACCCTTTACGGCGCGGCCGACGGCAAGGTTTCGGACGCGTCGTCCGGCAGCGCGCAGGGAATTTCGCTGACCTACGGGGCCGAGGACGACGAACACATCAACGTCATGCCCTGGAACATCAAGGCGACCACGGCGGCCACCGTCAGCATCGCCGATGTCGGCGCCTTCACGTCCGAAGCCACCGTCGAGGCGGCCTTGCAGGAAATCTATCAGCACATCATCAGCGCCCAGGCATTCTACAACATTCCGATGGGCGCTTGGACCGAACAGGACGGCACGGTTCTGGCCGACTTCGCCGACGGCGATTCGACCACGCCGGGATGGAGTGCCGGCGACGAAGGCTTCGGCATCCGCTGGAACAATCACGCCAACCCGGACCCGATCAGCACCAGTCTGCCCGTTCCGCCCGACCTGGACGCTTCAGCCGACGTGATTGTCCATATCGCTGCGGCCAAGGTGGGCGCCACCGTGGGCGATGCCGTCACGTTTACCATCGAGGCGTTCTTCAACGCCGTGGGCGCGGCCTACGATGCCGACGCCGATTGCGGCGGGGCATCTTCCGCCATGACCGGGGACGCGACCACCAAAACCGTGCAGGAAGAAACCTTGACCATCGCGGCGGCCGACGTGACCGCTGCGCCGGGCGTGTTGACGCTGACCCTGCAACCCACCGACGGCACCCTGGGCACCGACGACGTGATCGTTCTGGGCGTGTGGTTGGAGTACACCCGCAAGTTGCTCACCAGTTAGTCACGGGTGGCGCTGCGGGCTGACACAGCATCGTTAGGGCGTTAGACCCAAACCCTTTACATGGAGGAATAGAGAAAATGCGACCGACTTCAAGCGCTGCCGTTTACCGGCCGGACCTGGGCCAAGCGGTCATGGAGTACGCCGACGACGGGACCCTTCAGCCCATCGGCTTGATGGTGATGCCGTTGTTTCCGACCCGCAAGCACGCGGGGTCGTTTCCGGTCATCCCCAAAGAAGCGTTGCTGAAGCTGCCCGACACGGCCCGCGCGCCGCGTGGAAGCTACAACCGGGATGATTTCGATTACGAGCGGGGAACCTACCTGACCACGGAAAACGGTTGGGAAGAACCGCTTGACGACGACGAACGAGACATGTTCGACGAGGAAGCGCCGGGTGCGGCCGACGACGTCGCCGTTCAGCGGGCCTGGGAAGTCATCATGCGCGGACAGGAAAAGCGCATCGCCGACAAGGTGTTCAGCGCCACCAACTTCACCGCGAACGCCGTCAGCAACGAGTGGGAAACCGCCAACGGTGTGCCGATCACCGACGTCAACGACGCCCGGTCGGCCATTCGGCTTCAGTGCGGCATGTTGCCCAACGCCCTGGTTGTAGGTTGGACGGTGTTTCAAAACCTGAAAAACAACGCGCAGATCGTCGACCGGCTGAAATACACCTTTCCCGGCATCGACCTGAACCGCATGAGCTCCGAGCAACTGGCCGCCATTTTCGACCTGAAATACGTCCTGGTCGGCGGCATGGTCTACGACAGCAAGGGCAAGGGCAAGGCGGCCAACATCGCCGACCTGTGGGACGACGAATACGCCATGCTGACGCGCGTGTCCGAGTCCCGCAACCTGCGCGAACCCTGCATCGGACGCACCATGCTGTGGTCGGCCGACACGCCGGTCAATCCCATCGTCGAAACCTATCGGGAAGAAAAAATCCGGTCCGACGTCTACCGCGTGCGGCACAACACCGACGAAAAGCTGTTGGCGTCGGTGAATTCCAGCGGGACCGAGGTTTCGAAAATCTATCAGGCGGTGTCCTACCTGATGAGCAACATCACGGCCTGATTCCGGTCAGGCCAGTAGGGGGCCGACATGATTCGATCCAATGCCATGCCTGCGGTCAAAACGCAGGCGGACGGAAGACAGGTGCTTGACCTGACGGCCGAAGCGGTCGGAAAGGGAACCCACCAACTGCAAGTGGACCTTTCCGCCGTGCCGGCCGCCGGAACCCTTTACGTCCAGGGTCGCACGCCAGGCGCAACCGGGTTCGTGACCCTGGACGGAAGCTTCGACCTGACCGACGCGACGACGCACATGCAACAGGTGACGGGCTTTTTCGACGCTTTCGCCTTTATGCCGGACAGCTTGACAGCCGGCGTCGGGTATCGCGTGACGGTCGTCAGCGGGGACCTGTAGCCATGACTATCGAAACCCGGCCGCCGCTGCGGCGTGTCCGTCTGGCGGCGGCATATCTCAAACAGACCGATCAGGTGCCCGCAGCGGCGGAGGCGATCCGCGACGAAAAAGGCGATTTGATCCGGGACGAACAGGGGCGGCCGATCTATGCCGGATGACGTCTTCAGCGATGCAATGGCCGACCTTGCCGATACCATCGGTGACGCGGCGACCTTCACACCGTCCGGGGGCGACCCGGTCGCCTGTCACGTCGACCTGTCCAGCGAAGTCGAGGAACAGCCAGACGGGTTGTCGGCCGGGGCTTGGCCGCAGACGCAAACCGTGGAGGCGTTGCTGTCCGAAATCGGGGCGGAGCCCAATCGCGGCGACGTGTTCACAATCGCCGGCACCGACTACACGGTGAAGCGCGTCATGGAAAACGACAACATCTTCGTCAAAATGGCGGTCAAATGATGACGGTCGCGCTTGATACCGGGGACTTGCAGGCCGTGCGGCTGTTGCTGAACGCGATACCCGAAGGAAACCAGCGGGCGCGCACGCGTGCCATCAACCGCACGCTGGCCGGTGCCCGCACGGATGCGACGACCGAGGTTTACAAAGAACTGAACCTGACCAAAACCCGCATCCGCAAGGACTTTAAAATCTTCAGGGCGTCACGCGCATGGCCGCACGGTCAATTGCAGTCCAAAGGGAAACCCGTCGGGGTGGCGTCCTTTTCCGGCACGCGGCAGACCAAGAAGGGCGTTTCGGTCAAGATCAAGCGTCGCGGGTCGCGCGAACTCTTGAAGCACGCCTTCATCGCCACGGTCAAAAAGGCGCGGGGCGCATTCTGGCGCGACTACGGGCTGAAGCGCGCCAAATACAAGCCGGGCAAACCTTACGGCAGAATGCCGGAACGCTACCGGCTGCCCATTCATCGGTTGTCCGGCCCGCGCATTCAGGACATTTTGGGTGACAACCGGGTTATGGCGCGCGTCATGCAAAAGGCCGGGGCGCGATATGAAAAGAATTACGCCCATGAGATCGACTACCTATTGAGGCAGCATCGATGACCGACACCGTGCGCGAACAGATCATTGCCGGGTTCGTTTCCGGGCTGGCCGCCATCCAGACCGCTAACGGCTACAACACCAACGCCGGGGCCACCGTGGGCCGATGCCTGCGGGCCAACGACCCCGACGACGCCCCTTACGTCGGCGTGTGGCCGCAGATCGAGGAAGCGCAGCGGGACAAGTTCGGCAACGTAACCGTAACCATGCCGCTGCGCCTGGAAGCGGCGGCGGCTTTTGACGACAACCCGTCCACCGTGGCCGAACAACTGTTGGGCGACCTGATTGAATGCGCAACCGCTGTCACCTACACGCT